CCATTAATAAATTACCTACTAAATTAGCTACTTCATATGTAATGTACCCTTTTGCAAGATTTGGTAAATTAAGTGCAGTAAGCAAACCTGTTGCTACTTTTTCAACAGGGTCAAGATAATCTAATGCTTTTAAAAATCTTATGGCTTTAGTTCTAGGTCTTTTTGTATCTTTATCTAATTCATCTAACTCTTGTTCGTACTGTCTATTAGTCTCTGCTACTTCATCCATACCTGATTGTTCCATTGAAAAAGATGTATCATCATCAATAGCTGACTGACTTAATAATCTATCTGTATTTTCATTTAACCAAGCTCTTGCTTCTCCTTCTTTGTCATAACCATTTTCAAGAAACCAACTAGCAAATTTTGTTGCATCTGCTTTTGATAATCCTTTTAAATATGTTGAATCAAAACTTTCAGCTAAATCATCAAAAGTTCTTATACCTGCTTCTTCAGCTTGTATTTTTTTAAATATATCTTCTATATCTTTTTCCATTATATCTGTCCAAACATTGCGTCAAGTAATGCTGCTTGTTGTCTACGATATGCATTACCTCTTTCTATTGCTGATATTTCACCCTCAAGGTCACTAGCTATCTCACTACCTGCCTGAGCTTCAGGGTCAACTACTTGAAATAATGGATTTAATCTATCCTCTGTAACAGTTATATCTCTACCTTCAAATTCTTTTGTAACTTCTACACCTTTAAATATTTCATTTGCTTGTATTGCTTTTTCTAAAGCAAGTAAATTTTTCATTTTTGTTGAATATAGTTCTGCTTGTCTTGTAGCATATTTATCTCTTTCTGCTGCAGTAGGTAATCTACCTACAAGTTGTTGATATGTTTCTTCTGTAAACTCATCAAGTTCTTCATCAGTAGGCATAACAAACCTAGATGCTATTGCTTGTACTGCTGCATCATCTTGTAATTTTTTTTGTATTTCTTCTTGTTGTCTTACATCATTACCCAAAGCAATAATAGCTTTATCTAAAATGGCTCTAGCAAAAGTAACTTCATCTGCTTCGTTTTCTAAATAACCGTAAGAGTTATCTCCATACTCCTCAATAAGATTTTGTCCTTCTTCAGAATTGATATCTATAAAATAATTAGCGTCTGCGTATTCTAAAACTACATTTAAAACATTTTGTGTTTTTTCACCAAACTCTGTTTCATCATCAAAAAAACCGGGTTCTACAACTCCTGCTCTTTCTAAATCTTTATGTAGTCCTGCAATAAGTTCAGGTTGTAATGTTGGATTGTATAATTGTGCAAAACCTTTTGGAAATGCAGATGGTAATGTTAATTGTTTAACTGTTCCTGTTTCAGGGTCATATATGTAATTTACTCTGTCAGTAGATAGAGATATTCCTGCTGCTGTAAATGCTGCATCTATACCTGCATTTATTTGATTTTGTATATCATTTTGGCTTGGTATGCCTATTGTATCTTCTGCTGCATCTTCTCCACCAACAACACCACCGTCCATTTCAATAAGTATTTTTTGTAGTTCTTCACTATCTTCAGCATTAATTGCATTAATTATTCTGCCATAATATGCAGGAACTATTTGTGGACCTCTTGCTATGAAGTCCTCTAAGGTCATTTGATACCTTTGTACTATTATGTCTTCTACTGTTGGCATTAGCTAAATAATCCTGCTATCTCTTTGTCATCCCTAAAAAGTCTACTATAAACTCCAATCCAAACATATTTAAAGTCCGGATATTGTTCAGTAATGTTTTTTGCTATTTGTGCAACTCCTAATCGTAATGCTCTTGCATCATCATCAGTACTTGTTAACCACCATTCAGGGTTACCTGTAGGTGATAATTCACTTGATATTTTTCCTACTTCTCTCCAAATAGGGTCAAAAGCCTCAAATGCTTTACCACTTTCTGTACTTAATATTACATCATTTTGTATCCATTTTTGTTGCATTTCTTCTAATATATTTTTTGCTTTTACCGGATTTAATAAACCGTAATCTCTTTGGAAACCCGGTAGCTCTTGTATTAAGTAGTTTCTATATATTCTTAATACTTGTGTTTTTTCTGCACTTGATAATCCTGCAGCCTCTACTTGTTCTTTGAATGCTGTGTATCTAAAATATCCAATAGTGTCATTTACTTGTCTACCATATTCATCTATATCTAAAGTTTGAATATCACCTTTATTAAATGCATCATACATATTTGCATAGTTTCTTTCATCATAAGGACTATCAGGTAAAACGTAGTATTTAGATAATGGTACTAAATCTAATATTTTTTTATTTTTGTTTTGCCATTCCAATACTCTGTCTGTATAAGATTGTTTACCTACTTTAGATTGTGTTTTTGCTGCAGTTAACCAACCATGTTCCATGCCATATTTAGAAACAAAGATATTAAATGCTTTTATAGTGTCATTATTGTTTTCGTCTACTAATTTAGTATATTCATTGGCAAGTACTTGAGTACCCCAATATTTACCATTTTTATCTTCTACATAATATCTTGGTGTCCAACCTGTTGGTAAAACAAATTGTGATAGACCTCTAAATAAATATATCTGTCCTGCTTGTCTTTTACTATATTTTCTAAATGCTTCATCAACTGTCAAACCTTGATTTATATATTTATCTAGTTTTCCTTGTTCTAATAATGCTTTATCTCTTCCAACTAACTTTCCGTATCTATATACATCAATAGATGTAGATGCACGTAATTGACTTGATTCATCACCAAATCCTGCTGCTGCAGTAAATTTTTTAAGCCATGCAGGTAAAGGAATAATATCAGAAGGTCTTGGAGGTCCAAACTCTCCATATAACAATCCTCTAATTTCATTTGCAATACCATGTCTAGGTAATACAACATCTGCTAAAACACCTACATAAGGTAAAGGTGCAGGTATAAATCCTTGTCCTAAAAGGTTTACGCCTTGTACATAACCTTTTGGAGCTATACGTACATTAGAATCTTTACCATATACGGCTGATGTCAAAGCACCACCTAATGGATATACAAACATTTCTGAACCACTACCGTTAGGGTCAGGTGCAAAAAATCCTTCTTCTGAATATCCAAGTGCATCTGAACCTCTAGCACCTGTTACAGCAAGTTGTGCCTGTCTTGCTCTATAAGGATTAGCTATAAGTAGTTTGCTCCATGTTTGTGCTAATTCAAACCATACTTCAGGGAATGGGAATATGTTTCTTGTTATGTCAGATATTAAATGTTTTCTACTTGCATCATATAGTAATTGTTTTGTTGCAGATAGACCGTATGCTCTTGCTTGTACAGACATAAGGTCATAATCATCAATCTTGCCACTACCTGCAGAAGCTATACCTTTAAGTTCATCAATTACTTTTTTAGGTATTTTTGCATCAACAGCTTCTTTAATAAATCTTTTTTGTGTTTCTTTTGTCATGTTTGCAATGTTGTCAGCAGTCCATTGCCAATAATATTGTTTAAAAACAACAGACCTAGATAAATACGCATTTGGTTTTGTCATTAAATATTTAAAACCAATTTCTACCATTGTGTCTAATCGTTTTTCAACATTACCTAAAAAGCCTGTAACATCTCCACCGGTCTTATGACCTTTTACTAAACCAAACTCTAAACCATCATCAACATATCCTGATAAAGCTCTGTAAATTTTTGCAAGATGTTTTTTGCTATATTCTTTAGAAACATCAGGTATAAAGTCAACAACATCACCACCAACAGTTTCTAGTTTACCTGTAGCTATTGCTTGACGTAATCTTGAATCACCACCATCTATACCAAACTTATAACTGTATTTATCTCCTGATATATAGTTTTTACCTTCTACTAACTTTTCACCTGTTTTAATTCTTATTCTTGCTTCTACAGATGCTAAGTATGCATCCATATCTTTTTGATTTGTTAATAAACTTTTATATTTGTTTCCACCAATACGTGCAAGTTCTTGTCTAATAGGTAATGCTTCTGCACTTCTAAACCATGCTTTTGAGCCTTCATTGAATCCATTAGCAGCTAAATATCTAGCAACAGGGTCGTTTCTTAATTGTATAAGTTCAAAACCTACAGCATTAATATATCCTTCTTGACCCGGTCTAATTTCTACAAAGTCACGTGACATAGTTCCATAAGATGTTGGTCTACCTCTTAATGCTCCTGCAGACCAATTAGAATTTGTTACATCTGCATATTCTAAACTTTCACGTAATTTTGCACTATCTTGTCCACCTGCAGATTCACCAAGAAACTTCTTAGATAATTTACCTGCATGACCATGTGACCTTGCCCAAACTAAATGACTAGCAGGATGTAAAAACATATTGTCTAATCCTGCAACAGCCATACGCATAGATTCTTCAAAAAAAACTCTTACAAACCAAGCACCTCTTAATAGAACTAAAGGTTTAAATAAATTTCTTGTCATGTAATCAAGTGTTAATGTATATGCATCATCAGTTAAATTTTTACTTGCTACAAGACCTGTGTATCCCTCTCCACCTTTAAATAATGAAGAAATATTTTTACCTGTATGTTTAAGACTAGCTCTTAAACCACCTTCAAACTCATCACCATATGTAGTAAATACTTTGCCCATAGCTCTGTTTATAAGTCTGTAATCCATAAGAGGTGCGTATAAATCTGCACCTTCTGCTAGTAAATGCAAAGATGGAACTAATATTTCAATTTTTTCACCGTTTGGTCCACGTTCTATAATTGTTTCTACAACATCACCAACGAATGGCATGTTTTCTCCTGTAACACTATCAATAAAATATTTTCTTATATCTGCATTACTTTCAAAGATTTTTTTTGCAATCATTGTTGGAGGTAATCTTTTACCTGATTTTGCTGCTCTAAGTTCATCTCTTTTTATTTGTTCATAAGCAAACTTTTGTATAGCCTCAAAATCACCTTCTCCTATGTCTATAAGTTCATCTACAATAGGTTTCATTTCATCAAAGGTATATCCTGTTACTTGCATATGTGCAATAAGATTTCTTACAGCATGTTCTCTATCTGTAAAAGATAAACCTTGTTCAGGTGTTACAGATAATATTTTATTAAAATATGGTTTTGCACCTGCTCTAAGTGTTGCACTAAAACCAAATAATTGACCAATATCAGATGTTGTATCTTGACCTTTAATAAAATTAGATACTTGTTTTGAACCACCTGCAAGATATGAACCAACACTTTTAAACGCTGCATTTTCATTTCCTATAGCAGATAATGCTCTACCCATACCTTTTTGTATAGGATTATTTTTATTTAATAAGTCATTACCTTTACGTGCAGCAGTTCTTAATACAGCATTTGTAAGTCCTGATTGTTTACCGGGTAGTTGTGTAATTTTTCCTGTTTGAAATAAATCATCAAGTATTGACCGTACAGTTAAATAATCTGTTGCATCAGCAATAGATTTAGCTTGTGTATATGTCAAATTATTTAATCCGGGTGTAGTCATAATTTTTGCTACATTATTTTCTTCTGTTAATGCACGTGTTACTTTTCTACCAAAAGGACTGTTTAGTAAATCAAGTGCTGAGTTACTAAACAAAGATGCTCTTGTACCATTTATTACACCTGCTTGTTTGTAAAGTTTTCTACCTGCTCTAAATTTTTGTCTTTCTTCTCCACGCATAATTCTTACAAGTTGACCATTCTTTCCTGATATTCTTGGATTTTTACCTGTAAAAGGGTCAACAGATGGTTCTAGTTCATCTAAACCTTTTTTAAAAGTATCTAAATAATCATCTACTAAACCTGCTTGTTTTGCATCCTGTAATTTATCAACACTTATTGATGCTTGTTTAAGTCTAGTCAATGCACCTATTCCTTTTGCTAAAGGTATATCAGATGCTAGTTGTACACCTGCGTCAATAAGACCTGACATAACATTTGCTGCTTTTGTACCTGAAGGTTGTAAGTTATATGTAACAGCTCTTCCATAACTATAAGGTTGTAACTTACCTGTATCTAATCCTCTTTTATTTCTCCACCAATTACTTATACTTAAATATTCATCAAACGTTGTTTTACCCGGTGTGTAATCTGTTTTACGTCCTTCAAAAAATTGTATTTGATTTGGATTAGTTAAACTTGTATATTCTTGTAAACCTAATGCTTCGTTAGCCTTTATAGGTGTACCAACATTGTCATAAAATATTTTTCTAGCTTCTGCTTCAGAAAATCCCATGTCTACAAGTCTGTGATATCTAGCATCATCTTCAGCAATAATACTTTCAAAAAGAAAAGTTTTATCTCTTTTATAGTTAACAGGATTACCCAACATAGCTTCTCTAAATGCAGCAGCAAAAGCAGTTTTACCTGCTAACTTACCTGATTCTTTCCACATTTGTGAATATTTTTTTAGTTCCCCCCACATACCTTTATCTTTACCAATATCAGGAACTTCTGTATTGGAAACAAACATTCTAGTATTTTGTTGTGCTTCTTCAGATGTATAACCTTTTTGTAATAAATTGTCATAATGTAAAAGGTCTTCAACATATTGCAGTTGCCTATTTATTTTTCTTACCTTTTCACCCATACTTTCAAAACCAAGTAATGCCCATATACCTAATTGTTCTTGAAATCTAATTGCATCAAAAAAATTAAATACCATATCTTGATTTTCAGGTATAAGAGGATTACCTTCTAAATCTGTACTAGCTATTTCCCATGCTTTAGATTCATTATCTATTTGTGCATTACCAAACCTATTTGCAACGGCTTCTACAGATGAACTGTTAGGATTTACACCTAACATTGCCATAGGTACAGCTAATGCTTTTGGTAAATTAGGATACTTCCTAGTAATAGCTACTAAAGATTCAGCATTTGTTTTTAAGAGGTTTTTCTTTAAATCTGTAAATTTATTTTGTCTAGCTTCGTTGTTACGAACTACTGTTTCTTCAAAGATTGGGTCAGGAAATATCATTAGATACTCCCTTGATTTATCATCTCCGATATAAGAGAACTTGGTGCTATTGCATACATAGCAGCCAATAACATGTTCTCATCTTCTTCTATTGCTTGTGCAGGTGGACTACCTGCTCCCAACATTGCACCTTCTGTAATAGGTTCTGCAGGTCTTTCTGTTGTTCCAAAAACATTTAACTGTGGTGTCGGAGTTCTAGGTATAGGTATTGGTCTTTGCTGTGGCAAAGGAGCAGCTTGTTGTTGTGCAGTTAAAGCTGCTTGTTCTCCATAAGGTACGTCCGGTACTCTGACTACTGGTTGTTTACCGTCTGTTCTTTTGGATAACGCACCGGGTCCACTAACTGCTGCAGGATTTTGAGGTTTTCGGTAACCCCCTCTAGTACGTTTCTTCGCCATCTCTAAACTCCTCCTTAATTACTATATAAACATTTGGATGTGGTTGTATTATTGAATAACTTTGCAACTCATCAAAATTAAAAAATTGATTATCCAAACTACCGTTATTTACTAACGACCAAAACTCTGCATCTATAAATTCTTGTTCCATTATGTCAATCCAAATGCGTCTGCAATACTTGGTGGTTGTTGTGGTAGTTGTTGTGCTAGTTGCTGTTGTTGTATCAATGCCTGTTCTTCAGGTGACATTTGTGGCTCTTCAGGTGTATAGAACTGTTTTAATATTTCTGTCATAGCATTTGGGTTTTCATAAATAGCTACAACAGCCATGGTTGAGGCAGGGTCACCTTGAGCACTTCTTGCCAATACACTTTCAAACAAAACTGTTTCTGCTTTATTTTTTCTTATACGTTCTTGTACTTTTACAATATTTTCTAATCCATCAATGTTATCTTGTAAAGTTTCTGTATCTATGACACCTGCTTGTAAAAGCTGTAAACCTGTAACAATTTTTTGTGGCTCATCAAATCCTGCCATAACACCATATATTCTTCTTGTTCTATGGTCACCACCTATATCTGTTGATGGTTTATAGTTTTCAGAAAATGCTGTGCCATTGTAATATCCTGCAATAGGTTTACTATCCATACCTGTTTCCATAGATATAAGTTCGTCAAGCTCTAATCTTTTTGCATCCATCTCTGCTACACCAACTTTAATAATTTCTCTATATTCGTTAATCATCAAAGACATGGATGAGTTTAGTTCTGCTAATCCTGCACCTGTAGCTACGCTTGTAGGCGATTGGGCGTCATCCGTGACAGGATATCCACCTACAAGCCTTAGCTGTCTTTCTAACCTGTCTACTTGTTGAAACAACTGATATGGTATGTTGTTGGCAGGTTTAGAAACTTGTGTACCCGGAGATAGGTAGTTTATTGCAAATCTACCTTTTCTATATTGTCCTGATTCTAATTCACCCGATATGTTAGTTTCAGTAAATACAGCATCCTCCATAGCTATAGCTGACATAATATTTATTTTTGCCATCATAGCCATTAGACCAATGGTATGGTCGTATTGTCCTTTTAGCTCATCAAAACTAAATCTTTTCATAAATACAAAAGGAACTGTGCTTAGACCATTAGGTATATAATCAAATAATTGTCTTGTTTCAGGATATACAACGTATGTTCCTGTAATGTCATAGTATTCAATTATGTCTACACCTTGTCCTGTGTTGTCCTCCCAATCACCACCACCTGTATTATCTCCGTATGCGTAAAGTGGCATACTTTGTGAATTAGGATTATCTGCTTGTGGTTTAAGAATAGTGTTTGTGTATTCAGGATATATTTGTGCTAGTTTCCATCTAGGTATGTTTCTAAGTATTGCTAACTCTTGTGGTTGTTGGTCTGCACCAAAGTTACCCGGATATGTGTCGTAAGGGTCACGAAGTTCTGCACAAGGATATACAAAACCATTTTTATCTCTTTTGTATGTAATTACCCATGCACAGTATCCATAGCCCGGCAACCATCTTGCAGCTTGAGCAAGTTGTAAATTTAATCTTTGTTTTTCATCATATGCAGTAACAATACGTTCTATTTTTTCTGCTCTGTTTTTAGCACGACTACTGTCATTATTGTTTGCAACATCAACACGTACTTGTGGTACACCTGATATTTTTTGTGCCAATCTATCAATACCTGATTGTAATAAGTTAGGTGCAGGTAAAAGGTCTGCATCTGAAGTATCCATCTGATTACCGAGTAAAGCTCTTATACCGTCAGCACCTCCGTTTAGTATTGCTCTGATTCTGTATTTACTTAATTGTCTTGAATCAGATGGAGAACCTGCAACTAATTCCTGAGCAGCGTCAATAATCTCTTCTGCGTTTTTTTTACTTAAATCTATTGCCATGGTGCGTCATTCATCTCTGTTACATTATACCCTGAAAAACTAGGATTGTAGTCCATTCCTACTTCTGCAAGGTGTTCTTTTTGTACTCTTCTAAATACCTTCATTGGAAACCAACTAGCCATAACTATATCTGTTTTATGTTTGTTACGACTAGACACAGGCTTACCATCAAAGTATACCAACTGTCTTTTGTAGCTGTCTATTTTAGCTTGACTTTCTGCATCACCATAAGGTAAATGTATTTTATTATTCTCAAACAATTCTGTCATTGCACCTACACCATAAAGAGGGTCATGTTTATTTTTGCCTGTAAGATGTCCTTGTAATAATGTACCTGTCTTTAATACAAACTCTTTTATATTGTCGTCTTGTCGTATAGCAGTTTGAAAACCATTCTCCTCTACTATCCAATGCAGACAATCATATTCAAAATACCAATCAGACATAATCTGTAGTGCTGCTTTTACACCACCACCTTTTTGATTATCTATATCTATACAATATAGTTCTGAGTTGTATGTATCTATACCCCATAAGAATGCAGCTTGAAATCCTGAACTAGAAGGGTCAAGTCCTGCAACTAACTGTAATTGCTTAGGTATCTGCCCTGTAACAAGTTCAGGTCTTTTACATGCGTCAACAGCGTCAGGACTAAATATTTGTGTACCCTGCACGTATGCTTGATTGTAATAAACCATTTCAAAAATTTGTTTACCACCTGTTGTTTCTGCTGCTTTCATTCTTGACATAAGCCAAGGGTAAGAACGTTTACTAGCCCACAACATACACTCATCATGTTCTGCAGTTTCAGGTAACTGACACTCTAAATCATGTGCTGTTTCTACAATGCTTGTAAAAGCATCATTGTTTAACAAATGATGATAAAGGTCATCAGGGTGCTGACGTGAGCCAATTACCACAACTGCAGTATGTTCCTCTTTACGACTTGATAATGTTGTTGTCCACCATTGTCTTGTGTTTTCTCTTGCACCGGGTTGCATTGTTGTTTGGTGGTCTTCTATGTCGTCTGCAATAATTATGTCACAGTCACGTGATAGAATTTTACCACCCTTACCAACTGCTACCATAGTTGGTGATTTGATGCCGGGTACTGTTCTTGTACCTACAGTAAATTGATTTTGTGACCATTGTTTACCACTTCTGTTATCAGGCTTAAAACTCTTACCCGGTTCGCAAAAATCTTCTTGTAATCTTTCGTTGCTCTCTAGTTGGTCTAGTACAGAAGATACAGCATTCTTTGCAATGTCTTCATTACCACCCACCCACATAATTCTTGTATTAGGATTTTTACATATTTGATATACAGCAAAATGTATCAACAACTCTGTCTTACCATGTCGTGGAGGACTAAGTACTAATAACTCATTACCTTCTTCTATGGCTTCAATTATGTTGTTTATCCAATTTATATGGAAAGGTGCTGTTTCGTATTTTTCTCCTGTTTCTGTAGCAAAGTACTTTCGGCGAAAAGCCGAAAAATTTTTTAGTGCTTTTTGTGCATCTTTTGGTACAGCCCAAGTTTCTGCATCTTTCTCGTTCTGCACATCAATCTGATAAGCAGCATTCATCTTAGATACAGTGGCAACTACGCATCCTAGTTCCTTAGACGCTGCAGTCGCAGTCATCTCGTTGTTCATTACTTTGTCTGCTAAACCTGTGTCCACATACTCTTTATAGTATTTACCTCTCATAGGTGTAAGTGGTGAGTATTCAGAGTTCATAGGCTTTTCTTGTTTCTTATTGTGCCTATATTCCCTCATATATTGTTTTTGTTGACATCCACTAGAACAATACTTGGATTTACCTGCAGTTAATCTCTTCCTACAGTCTGTCGCGTGACATATCTTTTTTGACATGTTTCCTTATGATTTTCGTTAATGTTTGCGTAATGATAATTATATGGTAAGGTAGTCATAATTACAAACATTGAAAGCTATTAATTTATTACAGGTAAAGAGGGAATCAGGCTCACGAAAGCTACCGATACATAAAAGTATAACGGAGTAACGCAAAGGTAGTACCCGAGGATAACGGAAAACTTTTAATCAAATCAACCTACTATAATAGCCTGTTATGTCCAATAAAGCCTTTTCCCTACAAGGTTTTCTAACATATCTTTTACTACTTACATATATACATGTGGGGGTACGCATATTAGCATGTGTGGGTCATGTGTGTGCGTATCGCGTGTGTGTAAGGCGTATGTATGCACGTAAACGTACGTGTAATAATACTAGATATAGTGGTACTAAATGTAGTGCTACAATATAGGGGGTAGTTGTTTTAAAGTACCCTAGTATGTAATTAATTTAACTTCTTCTGTAAATAAATGAACTCTA